TTCTGCATTGATAGCAGCAGACCAAGCTCCCTTCTCTCTGCTCTCTTCTCTCAGCTTTGCAAGTTCCATGATGTGAGATCCATAATCTACTTTGTATTTTTGTTGTAGTTCAGATCTAATCTCATCAATGTATTTAACAACCAAAGGAAACTTCCTAGGGTTTCGCAACTCTGAGGCCCTGACGTGAGCTGAACTCTCTGCATATCCTGCTTCAATCGCACACTCTGTTGGAGTCTTTCTACCTTCGTTTGTAACCAACAAAGTTGCAAACTTCATCTGTTGTTCAGTCAATACTTTTGGTAATCCCATGACTTCTTATAAAAAATATATATTGTAAAAGCAAGTAAATTGTGCTAGGCATTTACTTGAAGTGAGGGTATGAATGTATTCTTTTTTTCATGAAACGTTATATGTTCCTCCTAGAACTTAACTATAGTCCTTTCGTCCCTCACTTCGTACTTGAAAGAAGAGGTGTAAGATATAATATGGAAACCATGAAGTTTAAAAACAAAAAGGAAGAGGAAGAGTTTAAAGACTATCTCAAAGAAGCAATGGAGCTTTTGGAGCAGCAAAACACTTACTATTTTAAACCTGCTCACATCATACCCATCCTGGAAAAAATGACTCCAGATCAGATTATGATCTTTGAACATTTAACAGGTATCAGACGCTACACAATACACTAGATAAATGACATCATACACTACGAAGTCCTTGATGCAGGTCTTGGAAAAGTTCTGTGAAAGTCCTGTTGGTAGCCATGCAAGAGTTCAAATGATATTACCACAGGGTAGAAATCCTTTGCAAAGAGAGTTCAACATCAAAGAAATCAAGTTAGTTGAGAACCAAATTATTGGTGCAAAAGAGAAGTATCGAATGCTAATCCTAGTGGAGTAATTACTTTGAAACCTGAGTCAGCTTTTTGGCTAGAGACCAAAGAAAAACTTAATGGATTTTCCCTGCTAAGGCTAGAAAGTTGGGCATCTGCAGGGATACCTGACATACTTGGATATAGTGATAAAACAGGATTTTTTACCATAGAGTTAAAAGTAACTAGCAGTAATAAAATACGCTTCTCACCACACCAAATTGCCTTCCATTTTAAACATCCCAAAGATAGCTACATCTTGCTCAAGACCCACGCTCCACGAGCCATAAAACTTTATCCAGGGTCCGCGATCAAAGAGCTTGTGAATTATGGGCCCACCCACCCACCAATAGCAGAAGGTTGGGACGCTTGTCGCTTGCAGCTTGAGGCTTGAGCGCTTGTACATTATGGGCCCACCCGCCCATGGCTTGTAGCTTGTGAATTATTTTATTTTAGAAAATTTATCCAGGTCCGGACGGACCTGGATAAGGTTATTTTTTAAATAACTCTGTAACAGCTTCATTTAAAGCTTTTCCAATTGTTTCTATTTCGTTGCCTTTGTTTTGAAATACCCGGATAAAGTGTTGCAAATGCATATCACCATAGCGGATATATTTTTGCTTACTCTTTGAAAAGTATGTAGTGTTTAAGAATTCCAGAATATCATATCCTGTTGCTCTTTTATCAAATACGCTTTCAATTTTTAGTGCTTCTTCTAGTGTCATTGTTTATCCTTTCTAGTCTAAGACAAAGCCAGAATAATCGGTCCTGGCCTGGCCCTTTGCTTTAAGACCACAGATCACGTTGCGCGGGTCTGTAAATCTTAAGTCGGTTTCGTCCGCGTCTATTACTTTGAACCCGTTGTATTTTTTCGGGACTTCTTTTCTAAACACGGCTGAAATGTTTCCGCCCATTCTTAATATTTCAAATGCGTGCGCGCGGTTGTCTTCATTCAAACTATAAGTTAAATGATAATTCTTAGGCGTTTCTTTTTGAACAAATTTTAAAGCGCGTTTGTAAACCTTTGTATAATCATAAAACTGGACCATACTATATTTTTGCATAAGTCCAGAATGTTCCCAGGCTATATCACTGGTGCCGTTTAATCGAACGCAAGGTATAAAACCATTTTTTTCTGAATTCTTAATATGGTTTTTAATTTCTTTATCTAACTGATCTATAAACGTTTCGCGGTCCTGGATATACCAACGCGTTTTATTAATACGACCTTGTTGTACATTGTTAAACCGGCCATGGCCGGCAGTATACAAACAGGCTTTTTTACAGCCTTGAGAAGCCTGGGGACAAACATTGAACCCAGATTGACTACTAGGTGCTAAATATAAAATAGCCGTCTTGTATCCGTTTTTTTGACCTTTGACTGTCTTGGCGTTGTTGTCAATGTTCAAAAGTTTTTTTGATTTTGTAAATGGTAAATTTTTCATTTTTGTTTATCCTTTCTAATTCTTTTATAGCATTTTATGGGATATTGTCAAGCTTGTGGCTTGTGGGCCCACCCGCTCCCCCTAGGCTTGAGGCCTGTTGCTTGTTGCTTGTTGTTTAAAAAAATAAAGGACCAGGAAGGATAACCTAGTCCTTTTATTGGCTGTTTAACATTGAAAGAAACATTTAACCAACCGCCGTATAGGTTAGCACCAATTTTGAACTGCGTTGAAAAAGCAACAAACAAACGCAGTTCAAAGCCCCCTAGGGGGCTTTGAACTATGCTTGATATAATTCCCAACAGATACCAAGACCACAATCATAAACTTCAATGCCATTTATTTTTTGACTTGGTATAACATAAGGCGTTTCGCAATCATATTGATTGCAATATTCCAAAGTCTTAACTTGCTTTCCATCTACTTCCTCATCATAAAATCTAAACAATGGTGTTGTTGATTGTTCGTCTATGTATTTGCAAGTATCCCATGTAAAGTAAGGATTGATCCAACCATTCCAACGAATGATTGGATTATAATAACCCATTGCATATTTTTTTTCCTCTCTCCAATCGTCAAGGGTTATCTTGCCATAAACATAGTTAGAGGGAAGGCTATTTGTAAATTTAATTTTCCCGCTTTTGTAGTCGTTCATGAAAGCTTCATTGATTTTAATTCTTTTAATAAATCCACCTCCAAGATTACAATATTCAATGCCCTCATAACCACGATCAAATTTAGAAATCTCATAATAATCTTTACCACCAATCACCATGAAACTTTTTTTAAGATCTTTTGTTAAGTTCATTTTACCCCCTAATCTAACAGAGTGTAATACTCATTAATAAAATATCTTTGAAACCAATCAAGACCTTTGCGCATGGTTTTGTAATCTTGAATTATTTCTGCGCTTTTGATTTTATCAAAAATATCTTTTGCAAATTTAGGAATGAAAACTTTTTCCCCACTCCATTCGTTTATTGTTTCGATCATTCTCTGATCATCTTTAATATCATCAAACGGCAATTTGATTTCTTTACCGTTGTAAGTGATGCTTTTTTTGCTTTTCATTGTTTATCCTTTCGTTTAGTCAACCTAGGGAGAGGACCACTCCCCCTAGATCTAAGGTTCTTAGCGTTGCGTTTTGTTACTTCTCTGACATCTCGAGTTTCACGTGGCGTCCAAGCCTCCACTGTTAATGGTACCCATTAATAATATATAACTAGCATTTTGTGGGATAACATACAATAAAATAATAGTCATAAATTATTACTGCTTGTGGCTTGTGGGCCCACCCACCCAAAATAAAAAAAAATAAAAAAAGGGGGCGCAGAAGCGCCCCCTGAATTTTTAGTCTAACCAAATTACTTTCTTGAAACCTGGGCCTTTGGTCTTGCCCCCATAACGCTCAACCCTGTACCTGGGCATGCTGCGTTTTCCACATTCGTTGGCTAGTCTTTCCTCTTCGTCCCAAGGATCGGTATAGCCTTCAAAAAATCCACTGCCCAGACACATCGGACATCGGATCTCTCTATGTTCTTGCTTACCATGATACCAACCTGTACCCTGGCATTCTGGACATTTTGGTTTACTCATTCACTTTCTCCTTCAGCATTAGTTGTCCTTTCTTGTTGCAGCTATACAAAATAGCACTAGTAAAAAACATTCTAGCCCAAAAAGGGCTAGAAAGAAAATTATAAATAATGATGTAATCATTATTCTGTAGTAGGCGCTAAGACATAGAGCAAATACTCTGTCTCAGTGTCCTCGTATTGAGACGCAGTGTTCATTGCGTTGAGATACTCAAGAGCCTGGCCACGAGCATGAAACACTTTCATTTTGTGACCATAATAACCGTTTGGCACGGTATCATACTTGGTAACAGCAAGAACCACGTACTGTTTGATTGATTCATTAACCATGCATAAAGTATAGCACTTTATGGGATTTATGATACAACTATTTTCACTATCTCAATGACAGATC